CTTCGCCAGTCTCTGCGAGATGGCGCAGTGTTCGAGCAGCCTCTTTGGGCGTAATCTCCGACCAAAACTTGCCCGCATCCAAAGCGCTCGGCGTGAACAGCTTGCCAGCCGTTTCCCAATCAAGTCCCAGCACTTCAGCCGCTTCGTTGAACTCGTAATCAAATACGTCCTCGAACTTCTTATCCGAGAACATGCAGATAGCGTGCCCAGCGATGCATGATGGCGAGCCACACGGATTGAAGTATCTCGACATCGTGAAGTGCGGCCCAATCTCGTCCATGTCATCGTTGTGAGGCAGCTTCTCGATGTGCTCTGCGAGTGCAAGAATGCGTTCTTTATTCATGTCATCATCTCCTGTACACATGTGATGTGTGCAGCAGGTTTCGCGGGCCGTCTGCTGCACACGTGTACGGCCAATGTGGTTACATGACACGCTCCATGCGTTCTCATCATCACCAAATTACCTCTAAAGTATATCATAAGGTAGCACCTATGTCAAACCCAGTACGGCATATGCCTTACACGTGTGCACAAAACTAGAAAGTAATCCCCCCGCCGTGATTTTGCGTGTGCGTGCACGAGTACGGACGTGCAGAAACACGACAAAACGAATTTTGGGTGCACGAGTAGTGAGGGGCATCGACGGCGGGCACAGGGACACATCTGTACACGTGTACACACGTGCTCAGCTGGAATTTAGACAAAAAAAAAGCCCCACGGCTTTGTGAGCCATGGGGCAAGGTGTTGTCGGCGTATGTTAGGCTGCGGCGGAACGCTTCGCAGGCACGTTGAACGTTTCGTCGATCCAAGCCTTCACGTCCGTGAAGTCGATCATGCCTCGGTCGTCTGCGAATTTCATTGCAAACACTTCGCGCAGCGTCACCTCAAGGGATTGCTCCACAGTGTCGTCAAATTCGTCGATGGGCTTGCGCTTGCCGTCCGACGCAAGGCTGGACAGCACGGCAGCCAGAGACTTCGAAGCGTCCGCAATGACGTTGGCCGCAGGGTTCTTAGCACGCTCCGGCTTGTCCTTGGACGGCTTGCCAAGACGTTCGCGAATAAGCTTATCGCCACGGCCAGCAATCTGATTGCATGAGAATGTCTCATTGACATACTCGCCATCGTCTTCTGGATCCGGCATCTTTGCCTTGAGCGCGCCAGTGCCAATCTTGTTTGTGTTGATGCTCTTGCATCCAGCCTCTCGGAGCCAGAAGACAGACTTCAAAGCACGTTCGAACATGATACGGGCAGCGCGAGCCTTGCGGTTCAAACCTTCCAGCGTGAATGCATCGGCCGTAGTACGTTCCTTTGCAGGCTTGTCCTTGATCGACTGCATGTGCGCCAGAACCTTGTCAAAGTCGTCGCTCACCTCGGCAAGCATGTCGTCGATGATCGCCGTCTTGTCAGCGCCGCTCTTGCTGAACACGTTGGCAATCGCAGCGCTGGAATACGTTGCTTCAGAAGCGAACATTGCCACAACAAGTTCAGCCTGCCGATTGCCTTCTGTCGTCGCGTCACGCATGACGCCAGAGATGATGTTGGCAATCGGGGAAACGTTGCGAAGGTTGTTAGTCATGTCTCATTCCTCACAGTTCGAATGCATGGTCATCAGTGACCATGCACAAACCATAACACCATATGAGAACACGTGTCAAGTCACATTCTGCATATGCCGTACATGTATGAACATGTTCGCGAACTGTCCTTCACGTGCCGTCACATTCGCACATGTGTGCAGCGCATTCATGCACGTGCTGGGCAGTGACTGATCGTGTCGGACAGTGACTGGCAGCTGAACATATGTACAGGTTTTTCCAAAGTGATGCATGTGGCGAAGGGATGCGCCACCTCCCAGTCACTTGCACGCTCGATCACGTCGTCGTCAACACGAATGCAAATCGCAACCCCCCTATCCCCCCGCAAATGCAAAAGCGCGGGTGTTGTGTATGCGCGTGCACGTGGGAGTGAGCCACGTCCTCCCACAATCCTCCCCCTCCTTTACGACAATGCACACACGTACACGCAGCACAAACATCCGTGCACATACCAAGGTAGCTCATGCGCGTGTACTTATGTGTAGTATATGAGAGTGGTGCGAATACTTAGAAGTGTTGGGGAGTGGGTGGGAGAAGAGGTGTAGATAGTAGATAGAAGATAAAAGAAGGCCCGCGCACTCCTTCGGAGCACGCGGGCTAAGCTCGGGAGGAAGAAGGGACAGGAGTCGTGGTGACAGTGGAGTAGGTCAAGGTGTCACCATAGTATATGACCCCGTGGCCCTTCCCGACCGAGGGTACTGTTGTATATTTATATTGTCAATATATTTATATGGTTGTATACTACCTATTCCTACAACCTCTGATTTCTCCTTTATATATAGGGGCTCGTGCGGTCATTGACGCGGCCTCACACATGTGCGCATACTGTTGGTGCATGCACATGTCGGCGCTGCTTCGGCATGATTTATGGAGACTCCTAAAATGGCTACCTACAGTGGGCTGTGGAACAACGAGTACGGTGAGAGCTACTCGCTGCTCGGTTCCAACGTGAACATCGGCAACGGTCATACTGCGCTGTCTCGTGTGTTCGCAAATCGTCTGTACTCCCGTGGTGCGCTTCGTGAACTGCTGAGTGAACTGCTTGGTGCTTCTGTTGGTGCGACTGCTGTGTCTTCGCATAAGCGCATCAAGGCGGAGCGTGATCTCGAAGCGAACGTGCTTGGCGGCAAGCGTACCATTGAGACGTTCATCGGCGTTAATCGTCCGACGACTGCGGATGATGTCGCTCTGTTTGACAAAGCGCTGCATCTGTCGTCTGCACCGAGTTACGTTGGTGATCGCTCCGGCAATGGTGGCGGCGGAAAGCTTGGGTGGTAATCATGCTGACGACAACTCCTGATCGTGCCCAGGCGATTGTCGCAGAAGCTCGGAGGCGTCTTGCTGAAATGGGAGGCAAGGCGTCTCAGCTTCCTGCGATGATCCAGCGCGTCACGCAAGAATATGAGCTATACGACCAGCAAGCGCAGATGTCGGATGGCGGTCATCCACACAACTACCAGATGCCGAACAACATGGATGCATACATCGATGAAGTTCTGCAAATGTCTGGTATGAAGCCGAAGCCGACCAAGTCTGCTGCTTCTTCACGTGCATCGTCTGATGCGTCTGCAAACCATCCGTCGCCGCCGCGCCGTCCCGCTGCGGAGGAACCGAAAGGTGAGACTGCTGTTGCAGAGGAAAGCAGTGATGGCGCTACACCGACTACGGAAGGTGGCGGTATCACTGGTAGTGATCTTGCTACTGCGGCTGGCCTTGTTGGCGGTACTGCTCTATTTTATCATTTGCTGCGTGGAGCCGGACGGACGCCGCAACAGGCGGAAGCTGATGCGCCGCGAACGCCTGTCGATGAGATGATCGACGCGATTGACGGCAATGATGGAAGCACATCTCGCGCTGTTGCAGTGCGTGGTACTACTGAGCCTGCAAGCGTCGATGCGCCTGGTGTTGTAAGCGCCGATGCACCTGATCCTCAGAGCCGCATTGATCAGGCATTCGCTATCGATGCTGAGGCACGTAGGGCACTTCCTCCTCCGCAGCGTGCAATTCCTGACAAGTCTGCGAACTTCGAAAACACTGCACGTGCTGTTGCGGAAGCGTCTGATCCTGCCGATGCGGTTCGTCGTCTGCGCGAACTTGGTATGGAACTGACACAGGATCAGGTTGACGCAATTGCGCGTGACTTCAAGACGCTGAAGGAGCGTGCGGCAAGCGTTGTAGGCCGCGCTGCGGGTGGTGCTGTTCGAAGGGCGATGTAATGCAGATCGTCAAGGGCGAGCCGCTTCGGTTGCCAGACGGAACGATGGTGCTGCCGGAAGCTGATCCAGACTCCGGCAGCAAAGTTGTTACTGTGTCTGAGCAGCAAGAAGCGCAGACACGACAAGAGATTGAAAGAGAGTTGACAGATCTCTTGAACAATCCGATGACGAATGAGTTCTCGCAGACGTACAAGCGCACTCTTGCAGATGTTGACGTCGAGTTTGCTCGTATGAACGTCATCATGCTCGTGCTGGCGTACACAATGTGGGGCCTCGATTCGTATGCGATCAGTCAGTTGCTGAATGTGCGTACCGAACAGGTCGAAGCACTTAAGTCGTCTGACTTGTACAGCAAGACCAGCCAAGAACTGATTGAAGCAATTCGATACGCTGAGGCTGCAACTGTACATGGGTACATCGCATCGAAGTCGCTTGCGGCTGCTCGTGTCGTTGCTGCTTCGCTTACAAGTCCTAGCGGCGATCTTCGTCTCGCTGCTGCCAAAGACATCCTCGATCGTGGCGGGTTCCGTCCTGCTGATCGTGTTGAGCACGTGATGAAGTTCGAGGATGAGCTGCGCATTCGTTACGTGCAAGACACGACGGATGTGCCTACCATTGATCTTGCTGCGGAGGAACTGTGATGGCGACGACTACTGACAAGTCTGGTAACGGTACGACCGTTCCCGACGAACACCTCAAGTCCAAGCTTGAAGAAATCGCTGACAACACGAAGCCGCAGGAGTAATCGTGGCTGAGTATCGAATCATCCCCGGTAGCGTGCAGGATCGTTTCGGCAAGCTACGGACGAAGGTTCAAATTTTCGGCGGTGGCTACGGCAACGGCAAGACTGCTGCTGCCGTAGTCCAAAAAGCTTTGCACGTTGCCAAGTACTATCCGGGAGCGAACATCCTGATTGCTCGCTCCACGTATCCGAAGCTGAATGACACAATCCGCAAGGAATTCTTGAAGTGGTGTCCGAAGGCTTGGATTAAGTCGTTCCCATTGTCGAAGAATTCCGACAACACGTGTACGCTCACGAATGGAACGACGATCAACTTTCGGTACATCGCCCAGCAAGGTAAGTCAGCAAGTGCGGAAGATGGCGGACAGACCACATCAAACCTGCTGTCGGCCACGTACGATTTGATCATCGTTGACCAGTTGGAAGACCCGGAGATTACTGAGAAGGACTTCAACGACCTTCTCGGTCGTCTTCGTGGTAACGCTCGTTACACCGGCAATGATCCAACGATGCCGCTCACCGGACCACGTTGGTTCATCGCGTGTGTCAACCCGACACGGAATTGGGTGTATCGGAAGCTGGTTGCTCCGTTGAAGAAGTACGAAGAACACGGTGTGATTGATCCGGCGCTTCTGTGTCTTCGTGAGCCTGCCGAACTTCCGAACGGACAACCGAACCCGCGAGCGGACGAGCCGATCCTCGACGCAGAAGGTAGGCCGCAGTTGCTCATCTCGCTTGTCGAAGGATCGACGTACACGAATGCGCACAACCTCGGTGCAGACTTCATCGCCACACTTGAGAGTGCGTATCGTGGACAGTCCCGTGATCGGTTCCTGTACGGTAAGTGGGCTGCATACGAAGGTCTCGTGCATCCTGAGTTCGACGAGATTAATAACTGCATCCCACGTGAAGAGATGCTACACTATTACCAGATGATGCTTGGGCAAGGCATCGTCCCACGCTTCATCGAGGGATACGACTTCGGCATCGTCGAGCCGTGCTGCTACCTGATTGCGTTCGTTGATCGCTTCAAGAACGTGTTCATTGTCGATGGCTTCTACAAGCCGGAACAGGACTTCGATCTTGAAGAGCAGAAGAAACGCATTTGGGAGATACGGAACGAGCTTGGATGTGAAGACGAGTACATCGAAGCCGACCCGTCTGTGTTCAAGCGTACGCAGGTCGTCAAGAATGCTGTCGGCATCAAGACGATTGCAGCGCTCATGAAGGAAGGCACGTACGGTGTGCGTATGCGTCCAGCAGACAACGAAGTTCTGCGAGGCATTGCGAAGGTCAACATGTACCTCACGCCGAACGATCTTCATCGCCATCCTATTCGAGGAGATCGTGGCGCACCGCATCTGTACATTGCGACCGAACTTACAGATGTGATCAACGAGTTCACGTCGTATTACTGGAAGGTCGACACAGACGGTTCACGTATCGACAGTCCGATCGACAAGAACGATCACGCGATGAACACGATTAAATACATGCTCGCTCGTGAGCCCGATCTTGCAACGCGAGTAAAGCATGCACCGTCAACGGCTCATCTTACGATGTGGCGTGAGATGCCGGATAATATGAAGAGGTCACGTCGCCATGGCTAACGATATCGACAAGCAGATTGACGTCGTTGACGGCACGATCACGCAGGAAGAAGCAAACGCACCTGAGTACTCGCGTGTGTATCAGGTGTACGAGAACACTCGCATCCCTGTCTCAAAGTCCATGGGCAAGCTATGGAAGACACGTTGGCAGGAGTGCAAGAAGCTTCGTGAGCATAACGGCGATGATGATCGTTGGGATGAGGCTATCAGGTACTACCAGAATGACCAAGGCGGTCGGTCTGGCAAGAAGTCTCGTCTGAACGAGCTCGGTTCCGGTAAGGCACATGAGTTTAAGTACGGCAGTGAGAACATTGTGTTTGCGAACGTGTCTGCGCTTGTGCCAGCTACGTACGCAAAGAACCCGGATATTGAGATCACTTCCGTCAAGCCTGAGAACGAGCCACAAGCTGAGCTATACGAGAAGCTGATCGATGAGTTGTTCCGTCGCAAGATCACTCCCGGCATCAACTTGAAGCCGAGGATGCGTCGTGCTGTCGTGACCACTACGCTCACCAACGTCTGCTATCTGGAACTGTCGTATGTCCGCAAAGAAGATAGTAGCGAACAGGCGATTCAAGAGATCGAAGCCCTGTCAAAGGAATTGGCAGAGGCAAAGAAGATTGAAGACATTCGAGAGATCGAAGGAAAGCTACAGGCACTGGAACATAAAGTATCGTTCCTGTCCGCCTCCGGTCCTCGACTGCGTGTTCGTCTGCCTCACATGGTATACATTGACCCGAACTTTGAGGACGGCGACATTTGCAGTGCCGATTACATCATGATCGGTGACTACGTGCGTACGGACTTCCTTCGTGCTATGTACGGTCGCAAGAACGACAAGGGCGACTGGATGAGCATCTATAAGCCCACGCACGTGTTGTCTGGTAATGTGGACTCGCAAGGGCACGACGACGAGATCAACAACTTCACGCTCTTGGAAGACGGAGCCGAACACGAGAAGTACGGCTACCGCAGCAAAGAAGAGTTCGATCACAACTGCCGTACGCTGTGCTGGTACGTGTGGGACAAGACCACTCGTCGTGTACTCATGTTCAATGACGCTGACTGGTCGTGGCCGATTTGGGTGTGGGACGATCCGTACAACCTGTCTCGTTTCTATCCGATCTTCCCACTCATGTACTATACCGATCCGTGCACGTCGTTCGGTAAGTCGGAGGTCATGTACTACCTCGACCAGCAGGACGAGATCAATGAGATCAACAACGAACGTGCTCGTATGCGGCATTGGGCGTTGTCGAAGGTCTTCGTCAACACGAACAATGTGAAGGATGCAACGAAGATCGAAAAGTTCTTGCGTGAGGATAGCGAGAGCCTTGTGTTCGGTCTCGAAATCCCAGATGGCAAGAAGCTGAGTGACATGATTGGAGCATTCCCCGCTCCGTCAACTCAGTTCGAGCAGCTGTTCGACACACGTCCTGTGCTTGAGAGCATCAACCGGCTCAGCTCAGTTACGCCGATCCTACAGAACGTGCAGTTCAAGACGAACACGACAAACCGAGCAATCGAGTCGTATGAGTCCAGCACGCAGATGCGTCTTGACGAGAAGATCGACGCTATCGAAGACCTTCTCGGTGATCTTGGTCGCGCATTGCTTGAGATGTGTGTCCAGTTCATGACGCGGGATGAAGTTTATAATCTGCTTGGGCGTGAGTTCGTTGACAAGCGCGGTGGTTGGGTGGAAGCTCAAGACGTTGCTGCGTTCAATCGAGAGTTCAACTTCTCGATTGTTGGCGGATCGACGCTCAAGCCGACAGCGAAGGTCAAGAAGGAGCAGGCTGTTCAGCTTGGACAGATTCTTGGACAGTTCGCCAACGCAAGTCCGATGCTTGTCATCGTCATGCTCAAGATGCTTGCACGTGCGTTCAGCGACGACGTGGTTATCACTCCAGACGAGTGGAACATGATTGTCGAAGGCACGCAGATGCAGATGCAGCGTGGCGGTCCCGGCCAAGGTGGTGGAGGACAGCCTCAGCAGGGACAGGCTCAGCAGCCGCAACAGCAGCCGCAGGGCGATAACGGTAATATGGCCGCCGTGATGGAACAAGTTGAAAGCATCATTGATCGGCTGCCGAACGAAGCAAAGCAATTCCTTGGTGCGGGTATCGCTCGTGGTATTCCGCTCAAGCAACTTGTGCAGCAACTGACTCAGGCTGCACAACAGCAACAGCAGCGTCCACAGTGACGTTGTGAGTCGAACCCGTAAGGAGACTTCTTATGACTATGTCCACCGACGATACCGAACTCGACAAGTACATTAACGATCTTGCCGACATCAAGGATGATCCCGATCCCGGAACCGCTGCCGATGATACGGTGGATGATAACGATGAGCCGGATGCAGGAGACGGCGCAGGAAGCGGCCAGCCTAACGAGCAGAATGTTGGCACGGATCAGCAAGATCAAGGTGCCGATCCTAACGTTGGTGGGCAGAAGCAGAAAGACAATGGCAAGAAGGGTCAACAGCCCGGCAAAGGCAAGAAAGCTACAGGACAGGACGAACTGCGTCCTCTTGGTGACGGAGTCTTTGCGAACAGTCGAGGTGACATCGTAGATCAGTCTGGAAAGCTGATCGCACAGAACGGCTTTGCTGCACGCATGTACCAGACTAACCGTCGGCTGCGTGCACAGCTTGACGAACGTACGAACGATCTGCTCCGCATCCAGCAGCAGGTCGGTGAGGTACGTGCTCTCTCATCGTCGATCCAGCAGTATGGGCTGTCAAACGACGAGGCCGCGAAGGCGCTCGATATGGCTGGGCGCATGAAGCGCGGGGACGTGTTAGGTGTTGCCAAGGACATCCTTGCGATGATCGCCGCGCAAGGATATAATGTCACTGACTTGCTTGGTAGTGAGGTTGGCGATAGCCTCGAACTCCGCGCTGTCAAGCAAATGCTTGATGAACGTCTTGCTCCGATCACCCGACAGGAGCAGGATAGGCGGCAACAAGAGTATGCTGCGGAACAAGGCCGACAGGCTTATGAGCGCTTCGTCGCAGAGAACGAATACGCTGACATTCATGCTGGCGATATCGTGCAAATCATGCAGCGTGAGCATGTCACGCCGCAGGTTGCGTACAACAGGCTAATGCAGTTCGCGAGTATCAATCGTCTGGACTTCTCAAAGCCTCTTGGTCCGCAGGTCGTTGCACGTATCCAAGAGCAGCAGCGACGTCAGCAACAGCCGAACAACCGGCAACAGCAGAAACCCATGCCTAATGGAGCAGCAACCCGCACTAGCGGAGCCGTCCCCACAATGCCGCTTGCAGGAGCGGATGATGACTGGGGTACAATCATTTCTGAGGTTCAACGAACGCTTGGCAACTAATGGGCGTTGCCAAAACAGGAGCGTAAGGTAATGGCACTCGATACTGTGCTGCATGCAACGCTCGAACGTTCGCGGAAGAAGCTCATCATGGCTTCCCTGAAGTCGAATGCTTTCATGGCGTGGGCTTTTTCTACGAAGCGTGTCGAGGTGGAGGATGGTGGTTACAACATCACCAATCCTCTTACGGTCGGACGAAATCCGAACGTCACTTCGTTCTCGTACTATGACTCTCTGCCGGTCGCACAGACTGACGAATTCACGACTGTTGAGTATCGTTGGTCTCGTGTTGGCGGTACGGTCATCATCTCCGATCAGGAGCAGGACGAGAACAAGGGACAGTCGCAGATTTTCAAGATTCTCAAAGCCAAGATGGAAGTCTTGGAAGAGAGCATCAAGGAAAAGTTTTCGTCCTATCTCTACGGTGCTGGTGCGGGTAAGGATCCGTACGGCCTCGAAGCGCTCATTCCCGATGATCCTACTACGGGAACACTTGGCGGCATCAATCGTGCTACCGAGTCGCAGTGGCGTACGTCGGCGTATGACTTCGGTGCTGGCGGCATCACGTCGTCTAACATCGAAGAGGCGTTCGACGACATTCTGATGGACCTCACGATCAAGGGCGAGAAGCCTGATCTCATTCTCGCTGGGCGTGATATCTATCGGAAGTACCGGGCGGCTGTGCGAGACAAGCTCGTCATCAACCTTGGTGAACTCAAGGCCGGTAAGGGCATGGTTGACCTCGGTTTTGGCGGGATTGCGCACGACAAAATCCCGATCGTGTACGACGAGGATTGCCCCGTCAACAAGGCGTACTTCATCAACAGCAAGTATCTGCGGCTTCACATGCTCAAGGGCGTGAACATGAAGACGAAGGAACTTGCTGCTCCGTGGGATACGGATGCCATCGGTCGTCGCGTCATCTGGCAGGGTCAGTTCTGCCTGTGGCGTGCTTACCGTACGCATGCCGTGCTAATCTCGTAAGGGGGCGCATATGACTACTCGAATTGCTGCTCCTAATCGGCCGCGCATCGTTCCGGCATTCATGGTGCAGAAGCTCGAAGGTCAGGTTGAACGCACGATGATTGTGTTCGACAAGGAAGGTCGCAAGATGGAAAAGACCGTCAAGGTCGATGCCGGATATCTTGTGTCGTTCCCGACCAAGGGCCACAGCATCCGAGTGAAGGACGCGAACGAACTCAAGCGGCTTGGCTTCGACAAGACGATCCCGCTTGTCGATGACAGCGCAGACAACGACGATGTGGTTGGTGAACTCGCCAATCCCGTCGCTGTTGTGTAAGGAGAGGTACGATGACGGCAAAGGGTGATTTCTTCCCTCGTCGTATCAACGATCACGTTCCGAACATGCAGTACGCTGCTGATGTTCGGTTCGGTGGCGTCGGTACGATTGTCATCCCCGCTCCCCGCTCTGCTGCAACGCTTGTTGCGGCTCTCAGTGGTAGTGTTGGCGTCACATATGTGAACCTCGAACTTGATGGCAAGTTCGGACGTAACGTGACTGTGACGGCTTCGGCTGCTACTGGCGGGGCGAGTGGTGTGACGGTTCGCGGCAAGGACTATCTCGGCCAGCCTATGGTTGAGTTTATCGCTGTTGCGAACGCTGACGGCACGACTCCTAAGGCGGGTAAGAAGGCGTTCAAGTACATCGATAGTCTCGAAGTTACTGATGCGACTACTGGTGCTACTTTCGCCATCGCTGAAGGCAACGTGCTCGGACTTCCGTACAAGTCTCAGAAGCTCATCAGTGAGCTTGTGAACAAGGAAGTCCCTGCGAACGCTGGCACGCTTGTTGACGGCATCGCGACTGGTGCGTCGCAGAGCACTACGAGTGACGATCCTCGTGGCACGTACGCACCTCACTCGTCTGTAGTTCCGAACGGCTCGCGTGAGTATGAGCTTACCATCATGCACGATAACAGCAATCTGCATGGTGATGCTCACTACTTCGCGTAAGCCGCGACAAACACAGTGAGTAGTGTGGGTGCGTTCTTCTTGAGCGCACCCACACCTGTATCAGGAGCAGAAGATGGCCACGATCAAGCAGCTTATTGAGCGCATCGAGACACGTTTGTTCATGGTCGCTGGCCTAGACGTGCAAATTCACGCAGAAGGTCAGATTGAGGAGATGCTGCGTGGCGTCTATAACTCGCTCTTTGATGACTTCTGGTATCCTGAGTTTACGCTATTTCACACAGCGCAACTCAATGGTACGACTGGCGAAGTGAACGAAGACCTGTCTAATAAAATTCTTCGCTTCAAGGATATTCACACCGTGTACTGGGATGAGGAAGAAGATCCCCTCCCGCGTCTGACTCCCGGCGCGTCGCTGAGTCGAGTCCGCACACGGTGCATCATGCCATCTGGCAATCCGCAGTCTGTGTTCAAGCTGTACCCAACCGACGAGACTGGGCCTGTGCACATCTGGTATCGAACGCGCATCGCAGATGATGTGTGGGAGAACCAAAAGTACGACACGGTCATCAACATGGATGACGAAGTGCTCATGCTCGGTGTCGTATACGAATTTCTCGTGATGGACGACAGCAACGCTACGGCTGCACAAGAGTACAAAGCGAAGTATCAGCTTCGGCAGAAGCAGATACGTGATGCTCAGTGGGATATTCCGATCAACAAGCGCAAGCTTGAGCGCGATGGTCCGCTCACTCGTTGGGAATAAAGCATGGCTAGATCCCGGCTCGATAGCACGACAATTCGCGACTTCGGTGGCGGCTGGAACGTGAGTGACAGTGATCTCAACTTGAACTCACGCTACCAACCGATCAGTGACAACGTTGTGCGCGGAATTGATGGCTCATTGACTGTTCGGCACGGAATGAGCCTTCATGCCGACTTCAAAACAGGCACAGAGACTGTGCGTGAAGGATCGCACACGTTTAGTGTTGTGACCGGTAGTGCGCACGTTGATATCGTAGTGACTGGTCATGGGCTTTCCTCGGGTGATCACGTTACTGTGGTCGGTGCTGTGGCTATCGGCGGGATTCCTGCTAGCGATATCAATCGAACACATTCGGTTCTGGTGATCGACGCTGATACGCTGCGTGTGTACACACGTACACTAGCGACGTCTACGGACTCCGCGTCGGTGGTCACGAAGCTCACGCTCGACGACCATCTGCTTGCTGGCAACATCATCCACAATCAGTACTTCAACCGCCGATTGCTCCTGTTCACGGATATCGGTGAGGTTGGCACTGCGGATGATAGCGGTAACATCGAACGCATTTGGGGCACAGCAGAAGCGGAAGCGCTAACGCCGGGGCTCGTTCCCACACGTTGGTGCGATCACTGGTCGAGTACGACATTCAAATCTACCGTGATCGCGTGCAACGGATACGACAAAGACAAGCCGATCCAAATCAAGGACGACTTCACTGTCGAATTCCTTGTGGACAAGGCGACTAACTCTAACGCGGCTGTGCCTCGTGCAGATTATGTCGTGGCGCTGCAAGGATACGTCGTGTTCATTCGTACTGAGTACGGCGACCCGTTCGTCGAAATTAGTGCGAGGGGAACTGATGGCACGTTCACACGTGATACCAATCCCGCAGATGCTGTCGAAGTTGACTTGTCAATGATCACGGCGTCTGTGGAGCCTGTTTTGCTCGGTGCCGCACCTATTCGTGAGAAGTTGTACACAGCGTTCTATGATGCTGGCATGATCGGTGCACTCGGCATCTATGACAACAACGGCAAGCACACACCAGACTTTAGTGACACGATTTCTGAGAACGGAACCGTGTCGCATCGCACGATGGTTCCGCTCGGTAACGACGTCTTCATGTGTGACTACGCTGGCGTGCCTTCGGTCACGATCTCGCAACAGTCTGGTATCTATGTTCCTGTGCGGCTGTCTGAGCTAATCGCTCCGGCTATTCAGGCGCACTTGAGTGCTCTGACTGCTGACACGCTACGTACGAAGGCGTTCGCTGTGTTCAATCGCAACGACCGCACGTACATGTTGTTCCTGCCGATCTATGAGGAAGTCGCTCGTACAGCGCTTGAAGATCCGTTCATCTTCAACGACGATCTTCGTGCAAAGAACTGGGCCATCGTCCGCGCACCAGAGCATCGTCTGTTCGCGCAGTCGAACATTGTCGTCTCAGGTGCTACGGACATTGGCGATCTACCTGCGTCGAGCATCAACGGGCGTCGTCGTGTTGTCAGTGTGATCGACAAGGATACGTTCGTCATCGAGCTTGGCGGTGCTCCTACGTCAACCGACACTACGTCTGGTGGTGGGAACAGCGTTACGATCACGCCTGTGAATGATGAGACACTTGTGTACGTGTTCGAGTACAACAAGGAATTTAAAATTCGTAGGTGGACACGTTATCGTGGATGGAACTTCGATTGCGCATGCTCGTCGCAACGTGGCAAGGTCTTCATGGCGAAGGGCCTCAAGGTCTACCGCATGGGAGACAACGAAGTTCCGTTGCACGCTGACTTCGTCAATGACTACGACCATCGCGTGTGGAAAAACTCGACGCTGTACGAGGCCGGTACACGTGTACGAGACACTGATGGCACTGTCTACCGGGCACTTGTGACGCACACAAGTGATGCTACAGGCACGTTCCGTGACTATCGGGATGCGCACCTAAATGATTGGGAAGTGTATCCCGGTGAGCCGATCAATTGGGAAGTCGAGACACCATGGTCGGACATGCGCACACGTGGGCGCAACAAGATCAACAAGTATATCAGCATCGACAGCGAAGGTTATGACCGCTTCACTGTTAGTGCGTTCGTCAACAAGATCAGGAACAAGCCGACAACGAACGAACTCATCCCATATCGATCGCTCGACTTCCAAGCAGGCGACACCGGTGGTTGGGGCATACAGAACTCAGGTAACTGGGGTGGCGGCAGGCGCACACGCGAAGAAAAGGTGTGGCCGTTTTCTGTGCGTGGCAAGCTCATTCGCTGGCGCTATTCCGGTAGCACAACGAAGCGTGTTCGCATCATCTCGCACACAATGTACTACATGCTAGGAAACATCCGATGACTGGCACGATCAAGCGCACTACAACGCATTATAATATGCGTATCCCGATCTTTGACGCGCCGGGATGGGGTCGAGAGCTCGAACGCAATCTCGACATCCTAGACGCCGTTGTCTTCGCTTCAACAAACTTTTCGCTTGTGAAAGGTTTGTGGACGAATTCAACGCTGTACGACGTCGGTGATCGTGTGGTGGATGAAGACACCAACACGATTTGGGAATGCTTGGTTCAGCACACAAGCCCTGCGACCGGCTCGTTCGAAGACGCTCGCACAGCTAACCCTACGTATTGGCAGATCGTTTCGACGATTGTGCAGAACCGTGGTGTATGGCAGCCGGGCACGTCATATAAGTACAACGACTTTGTCGAATTTGGCAACAAAGTCGCTGTTACGGTTGTGCCTACGTATACGTCTGGCGCATCGTTCGACGATGATGTTGCGAACAACAATCTGCATGTCGTGATCGATCTTGATCCGCAAGTTTCTGCGGCGTCTGCCAGTGCTGGGGCTGCTGCGGCTTCCGCTTCTGCGGCTCAAACAAGTGAGATAAATGCTGCGAGCAGTGCTAGTGCTGCTTCTGTGAGTGCGGGCAATGCTAGCGCTAGTGCTGGTGCTGCTGCGTCGTCTGCTAGTGCTGCTTCTGTAAGCGCTTCGAACGCTGCATCCAGTGCCTCGCAAGCTGCGTCGTCCAAGTCCGACGCAGAGGCGGCTAAGACTGCCTCAGAGTCGGCGCGGGATCAGGCTCAGACGTATCGCAACGAGGCCCTCAATTTCCGAAATGAGGCGGAAGGCTTCAAGGATGACGCCGAAGCAGCCGCAGCAGCAGCAGCGACGTTCGATCCAGACAACTTCTACACCAAGACTGCGGCTAATGGCTTGTTCTTCCCGAAGACCGGCGGCGCCCTGACCGGCCCTTTGGTGGCTATCAAGGATCTGGTCGCTCAGGCTACGTCCGGCGACAACGCGCATGTCTGGCTGCGGAACGCCGATGGAAAGGCTCGCGGCCTCTTGTATTGGGACCGCAACACGGGCGTTGTCGTCCTGCGTGTCTATACCGATGACGGAAACGGAAACGACATCGCCGCCGGAAGCCTCGTGCTCACTGCCAACGGCACGATGACCTTCAATGGCAACACGGTCTATCACGCCGGTCACAAGGCGACTGCGGACCAGTTCCGCTCAGGCACAGCGAACACGATCCTGACCTCGGATAACGTCTGGGCGGCGGCTGGCTATGTCGGCCTGTCCGGTGCCGTGGGCTTGACGCTCGCGGCAGGCACTTACACGCCTAACTTCAATGCAGGCATCAACTTCTACAACGTGCTCGGCGGCAACATCACGATCGGCAACCCGACGAATACCAAACCAGGCCAGACCGGCTTGATCGTCCTTCAACAGGACGGGACAGGCGGCAGGACGGTAGCGTTCGGATCGGCATGGAAGTTCGCCAACAACACCGTGCCGCCGATGAACACTAGCAACTCCCGAGTCAACGTTATCGCCTATCAGGTGCTGCACAGCGGGTTCGTGATCGGCTCCATCATTGCGGGGCTCGTGCCATGATTCCCGGTCTTGTCAATGCTTTGCTAGTCGTTGGCAATGTCGTGCCGGGTTCAGCCGACTACACAACTCCCGGCACCTATTCTTTCGTAGTCCCGAACTACAACACACTACGTCGTCGTGTTTGGGGCGCGGGAGGTTCTGGTAGTGCGACTTGGGCAGGCACCAGTTACGACGGTGCCAACGGTGGCCCATCGTCTTGCGGAACCGTGTCATCTGGCGGTGGACAAGGTGGTCGTCGTTATGCCGACGGAGTCTTCGGTGCTGGCGGTGCCGGTGGCTCAGGCATGACCGCTAACGGTGGGAATGGTGGTGCTGGCTATAACTATACTGGCGGCCCCGGTGGTAGCTCACCTAACGGTGGTGCGGGCACGCCCGGTACATCAGGACAAGGCGTCTGGTCTCAGAACGGCGGCTATCCCGGCGGCGGATCGGGTGGCGTTGTTGGTTATGGCGTTGCGGCGGGTGGCGGCGGCGGCGCAGGCGGCTATTCGGACATCACGGTCTCGGTGGGATCACCCGGCGCACCCGTTCCGGGAGAAACGCTGACTGTTGTGGTCGGTACTGGCGGCACTCCGATCTCCGATGGTTGGGAACAGTCCGGCCAAGGCGGGCACGGTCGCGTTATCATTGATTGGAGCTGACGATGGCACTTGCAATCCTGAGAAACGGCGTATGGGAGCGATGGGACGGCTGGCTTAACGAGGCGCAGCACAACGTGTACGATGTTGAGCGTTGCTGGTCGCCGTCCGATTTAGAAGACGCAGGACTCGCCGTGATTCTACCGGCGATCATTCCGCCCGGTAAGGTAGCCGTTGGCGAACCATTCCTTGTGGACGACAACGGCGCACCACGTGAGGCGTACACACTCGAAGATGTGCCGCCACCACCGCCGCCGACACTTGATGACTACAGACAAGCAGTGCAGGCACACATTGACGTTACGGCACAGCAGCGTCAGTACGACAGTGGCTACACGTGTGCCTCCTACGTCAGCTCGACTAACCCGCTATGGGCGTCTGAAGCGTTGGCGTTTGTGGCGTGGCGAGATGCTGTTTGGGAATATGCATTCACCGAACTCGACAAAGTACAGAACGATCAACGACCTGTGCCGACTATTGAGGACTTCATAAATGAACTTCCTGCCATGGTGTGGCCTGCGTAACTGGGGATGAGCATGTCTGACAAGTATTACGTATACCGCCCGCTGCTTGACTTGATCGCAAACACGGAAGGCACACAGCGTCGTCGCAACTACAATGAGACACTCGCTTACGGTGCGTACACCGGTGGCGATGTTAATCTCGTCGAGATGACGCTTCGTGAGATCGACGAGCTACAGACGAAGATGCTCAAGCATCCGAAGAACAAGTTCCGCTCGTCTGCGCTCGGACGGTATCAGATCGTACGCACGACGCTCCGAGAGATCAAGCAGGCACTCAACCTGCCGGATGATGCGTTGTTTGACGCCGATATGCAGGATCGCATGGCGTGTTATCTGCTTGGCAAGCGCGGCATCGACAAGTACCTCTCCGGTCGTCTGAAAGAGGACACGCTCATCAACAACCTTGCTCAGGAATGGGCATCGCTTCCGACGACAGAGAACAAGGGATACTACGACGGTCAGCGTGCTCACACGTCTGTGGATATGGTTCGTTCCACGCTTGCTCTTGTGAAGCGTCGTCACGAAGAAGAGCAGCCAAAGCAGGTCGTTGTTCCTGATCCCGGCGAGTTGTCGAAGCATCCGATGCATTCCAAGACTGTGTGGCAGTGGATCACGACGTCAATTCTTGTGCCCCTGCTTGCTACGGTCAATCATCCGTACGTTCAGGGGCTCATCATCTTCATCGTCGCTATGCTGGCCTTGTATGCGATCAAGCGTCGTTTCGATCTTTACAAGGAAGCCTCCGCGTTGCTGGAAAAGTACGATGCTTAAGTACGTGTACATATGTGCGGGTGTGTGCGCTGGCATACTTGTCAGCGCATTCCCCTCGTACCTGCTGGGCTACAACTCTGGCAAGCGTGTAGCTCAGATTGAACAACTTAAGGCTGACGTCGATGCACGTATCAAGCGTGAGGGCATTAACAATGACGTACGCAGCATGGATCGTTATGCCATTTGCATTGATCTTGGCGGGATGCCAGACCAGTGCGACGAATTGCGCAGGATGGAACAAGCCGCCGAAACCAAATGATCCTGTCTACCTCTCTCGTGTTGAGGAAGAAGTTGCTCGGTACTTGGTAGCCACAGATCGGTTCGGCATTCAACAGAAGTGTTGGAAATGAGCAAGCATCCGCAATTCCGTGTTGAGGAACTGACACGAGTCGATCAGGTTGTCGAAATCTTCGAGATGGCGAAGAAGTTCGCTGAGGAAGTCCTGCTCGACGAGTATATCGACTTCGACACACTCGCGTTGTCTTGTGCACGTGTGCGTGATGACGTTGAGCGCAAGTATCTCAACGTGTTCATTGTGTACGATCGGAAGGAACCTGTTGGATTCCTCGTAGGTGTTACCACTCCTTGCTTCCATAGGCCGTGCATTGTGGCCGAGCAAAAACTGTGGTATGTTAAGCCTGAGCGCCGTAATGCTCATGCAGCCATGCATCTTGTTAGAGCCTACGAACGATGGGCTCGTCTCAACGGCGCAACACAAATCTACACCGGCACGGCAAACACGCCGTTCACCGAGAGAACTTCCAAGTTTCTTGAACGACTGGGATATGCGCGTACTGGTACGCTGCATGTAAAGGAGATTTAGTATGATCCCGGCATTTCTTGCGGATCGAGAGAACCGGAAGCGCCGCGGTGAGCTGGACGAAGAGAACCGCGTTGGTGTGATGGACGGTTATCAGTATGACTTGTTCATGCCTGATGACGATGATCTCGATGATGTAGATGACGATGACGAAGAGGGCATCGTCTACGAGTCCAAGGGCTCTAGTCCACCGCCGCCGCCTGATCCGATGGCGGAAGCGCGTGCGCAGATGGCGCTTGAGGAGTCTCGTCGTGCTGCCGAAGCTGCTCGTGAACGAGAGCGGCTGGAACGGGAGGCACGAGAGCGGCAGGAGCGCATTGATAAGGCACGTGGGCTACAGCAGCAGGCATACCAGACTGCGCTCGGCTATCTCGATCAGCAGATTGGTGCACGCGGCTTCGATCAAGGGCTCGTCAACCAGTACGGTCTGCTCGACCTGTACACGAATGCGCTTGATCAGGTGCGCATGGGCATCGCGGAAGATGATCTTACGCCGATGAATGCGTACAACACACGTACGCTGTTCAATGATGCGTATAATACTGCCGTTGGTACGTATCGCGGCGATCTCACGCGACAGTTGAATCAGCTTGCGCCGGAAGACTTCGGTTATACGACGTTCGCTGACTCGGCAGATGATAGCATTCTGCAAGCCATCCTCGATAATGCACGAAGCGATGCGCTTGCTCAGATTGACGCAGCACGTGCCCGTGGGCAGCTGAATGATGTCGGCTATCAGCGTGCTCTGGCGCAACTCGACAAGCAGAAGGAAGCCGCTTGGGGCGACCTGCAAGACCTCGGCCTTGGCGTGCTGTCCGGTTATCGTGATCAGCTCGGCTCGATGCGCGAAGACATGCTTGGTCGTATTAGCAATGCTGGCTTCGACAATCCGCTGTCGTTCGATGCGTTCAGCAATCGTCTCTCGCAGACAATCAACGATCTTACCGGACGCATGCAGGGCGATATTTATCGTGCCACGCAGGGCCAGTCGTTCTTTGATCCGTCCAGCATCATCTCTGGTGCGGGCGCGTTGCAGGGCTACTACAACCCCGCATCGGCGCAGCCACGTGCAGCGGGTGTTGGTGCTGGCGCAACCAGCGACAACCCACTGCTCATGGCATTCACCGACGACGCGAAGAAGCAGCAGCAGACGACTTCGGCAGGTAGCGGCGGAGTGTTCTAATGGACCCGTTCAGCATCATCGGCGCTCTCGCGGGTGCTGGTGGCAGCATTGCAAGTGCTCTGATCGGCGCCAACGCAGGTGACAACGCTGCGGCGTGGAACTACGCCATTAACCTGATGAACCTCCAAGCGCAGAAGCGTCAGCAGCGTGAGTTGCTGGAATACGCTGATAGCGTTCGGAAGGATCAGAAGCTCGGCGCAACAGACGCACTTGGCAACCGCACATACTTCAAGGAGGGTGTGGGCTGGATTTCGGAGTTGTCGCCGGAACAGCAAGCCCTCTACGATTACTTCTTCAAGCAGGAGCTACCCGAACGTCGGTCGCAGTTCCAGCGTCAGGCGGAACACAGCCGAGACAATTCGGAACAAGCTTTCAACCTGCTTGATGAGTTCAAACGTGTGCGCCGCGATACGCCGATGGAGGCAGCCAGCAAGCTGTATCTGTCGGCTACTCGTGGAGCATCCGATGCATCGCGTGACGTGGCGGAGGCAGCACTTAGGCATGCCACGCGGACTGGCAACAGCAACATCGGTGACATTATCAATCAGATCGGTAAGGCATCGATGGAGCAGCGTGCCAATGCACGACTGAACGCTGATATTCAGGCTGAGGATTACGTCAATCAGAAGTACGCTACTACACGTAGCGGACTTGCTCAGCTGTATCAGATGTTCTTGAATGCGGCAGGGCAGCCGTTGGCCCCGTCGTACGATCCTTCGGGCATCCCGCAGAGCATGAACAGTCTGATGAACGTGTTCAGCAATCAGGCTCAGCAGGGCAACTCGATGGGCTTCAATGCACGAGGACAGCCCGCACCGCAGATGGATTACGTGCAGCCGAATTACTCGTGGGCGAACGCTGCTGGTGCGATTGGTCAGTCGCTTGCTGGTCTCGGATCACGACTTGGCGGTATGCGTCAACAGGATCAGATGAATGACCTGATGCGCATGTACATCACAAGCGGCGGCCAATTCGATCTTGGCGGAGGTGGTCTGTTCGGTCGTACCGCAGACCGCGTTCGTGCTGGGGGAGGGATTTACTAATGTCGAGGATGCCGCAGATTGGCCGCGACCCCTTCCGCGCAGCCGAAGATTACAACCGCCAGATGACGAGTCTTGGCGCACAAGGCGAACAGGCCGCACAGAACGCGCTCATGCAGATGTTCGTGACGGAAGCCGCGCGCCAAGCTCCTTGGTCTAATTTGCCCGTCGATCTCGCCAAGCAGAACAACGCTGCACGGAACTCGTTCAATAATTCCGTGGCGCTTTCGAATTACAAGGCGGGGCTGCCTTTGCCGCAGAACAAGATCACGAAGATGATTTGGGACACGGCAAAGAACATGGGCGTCGATCCAATTCTTGCGCTCACGATCGCTGACATTGAGACCGGTGGCCGGTTCGATCCGAACGCGAAGAATCCTAAGTCATCGGCATATGGACTGTTCCAGCAGATTGATGCGAATTGGGAACAGTACGGACAGGGATATGATCGACGGAACCCGCAGCACCAGACGCAGGCAGGTATTGCGTACATGCGTGACGTGATCGACACAATCTATCAGTCTGGACAGGAACCGACTCCGGGACTTGTGTACTTCGGTTATCAGCAGGGACCGGGAGCGCTTGCGAAGGTTCTTGCTAATCCGAATGCGCCTGTCGAACAGGTTCTTGGTGTGGACGCTGCACGTCTGAACGGTGCTCGACGTGGCGAGAGTGCGATGAACTTTCTTCGTCGTTGGAGCAGCAAGGCCGAACAGCGCTACGCTCAGCACAAAGCTGTCCGGTCTCGTCAGCAGGACGATGACGACTCCAAGACGACGCTTATCTACGGCAATAAGAAGTTCAACCTGAACGACTACTCCGGCGAAGAGGACGACGAGGATGCCTCGTGAAGTCACACGTGAGCAGTTCATTCAAATCACTGGCATGACGCCGGAAGAGTTTGAACGCAAGCACGCAGACCGAGTGTCGCCGTTGCAGCAGCCTCAGCCCAAAACTGAGGCTGCATCTGCGCGTGCACCTAAACTTCCCGAAGCATCTTCGCCAAAGGACGAGCCATATCGTAGCGACTATCGCCGTACGATTGAGGAAAGCGGACAGAAGCTCACACCGCTCCAAGAAGTGGTTGACTTCGTACGCGCACCGACTGAGCGCCTACAGAAGAACGTGATCGCTGGCGTACTGTCGATGCCGTCATCTGTGGCTGGCGCTGTTGATCTTGTTCGCAAAGGTGTCCCGGCAGTTGGCCGAGCCGTCATGAGCGATAGTGACGACTCGTTTTTGGATCGTGTCGGTGATGAATTCATGCAATCTATTCTGCCTCCTGAAGGGCTGAAAGCTCTTGAGGAAGTGCAGCTTCGTGCATTAGGCAAATATAAACTCAAGAACCCGAATGCGACTGAGCAGGATGTAGAGAACTTCCTTAAGAAGTATGCTGAGAGTGACGAGTTCTACAACGAAACACTGAAGCAACTTCCTGCTGGTCTCCGCATCTCTCAGGAAGGACAGAATTGGGCTAACAAGACTGTTGGTCTCGATAAGCGAGCAGACAAGATGACTGCTGGCGACGAGGCCATGCAAATCTTTGGTAGTTCGCTGGTCGGCCTGCCTGCTGGCACGGTGGCGAAGCTCACGAAGCCTGTTGTGAAGGCAATCGGTACACGTGTTGCGGACAACATCGCCACGAAAGTTGCTGCACGAGCTATTGAAGCGCTGACTCCGATGACACTTCCGCTCACTCCGGGCAACGTTGCACTCAATACCGCAGTTGGTATTGGCGTCAACGAGGCTCTTCGTGGGCTGCAAGGTGAGCAGACGCTGATCGACTACCAGAACCTGTACAATCCTGAGAAGCTTCCACCTCCCGACACGTTGGCGGCGGCAACAGGGTTGTCTGCGGCTGCGCTGTTCGGTCTGCCTGCGATCAGCCGAATTGCTCGTCGAGAGGCTGAGGAAGCAACGTCAGCAGCGGTGCGCAACATCGGACAGAGCGCAGGACCGACACTGGAAGAACAGAGCGGACGACTGCAACCGCAGCTTTCGCCGGTGACTGGGCTTATCGATCAGAATGCGCCTGTCAAGAAAGCAGCGAACTTGTTCAAATCGCCCGACGACACAGAGACTGTGCCGCTGCTCGATGCTGCTATGTCGTCTGCTTCGGTTGTCAACCGTGTTGAGTACGAAAACAACGCGCTCAACTACGGTATTCTGGAAGGGCTCGACAAGCCGACAGTGCCGTTCACTGTAATCCAAGCACAGTTTGACAGGCTCGATCCTGCTACGAAGGATTTGCTTGACAAATATGTCTATGCTGTGCAGCGCAAGCAGGATGCCACAATTTATGAGCAGTCGCTCATTAAACAAGTGCAGCAGGCTCAGACGGACTTGGCTACGGCTCGCATGACGGGCCATCGTGGTCGTATTCAAGAGGCCGAGAAGAAACTTGTCGAGGTTCAGCAGAAGTACACAGCATTCCAAAACGATGATCCATCAACTCGCAGTTCGATGGTCAACTGGTCTCGTGCTGATGTTGATGATTTCATTCGGGCAGGCGAGCAGAATCCCGCAGTCAAGCAGATTGCGGATGCCATGCGCCGTATCTCGAATGATCTCGTCGACTTCATGCACAAGAACGGTGTGATCAGTAGTGAAGAAGCCGCTCGTCGGTTGCGTACACGTGACCTGTACGTGCCATTGCAGGAACGCGCTCATCCAAAAGCAACTGGCCTGCGTCGTCGAGCACTTCTGTTCAAGGATCGTGTGGCTGGCGCACTCAAGTCGAGTGATCCTGATCAAGGCTTCTTCATCAGCACGACACCGCGTGACGTGTCTGGTAGCGGCGCAAAGGTTAACAACCCGAAGACGGCAATCATTGCGCTCCAAGAAGGAATAATGGATGCCGTTCGGTCTGTTGCCGCGAATAACACACGTCGTGATGTGATCGACAGGCTCGCAGCGCTGCCCGGCGCTCGTGGTACGTTGCTTCGTCCGTACGAGTTCAATCTCGGCAACGGTCGTACGACTACGTCTATCAGTCCTGAGCAGTATGCGGTTATCTATCCGCGAGGCGTCAAGAACGAAGACGACTACGTCAAAATCTTCCGCAACGGTAAGATTGAGTTGTGGGAGTTCAGTGACAAGTCGATTACGCAGAGCCTCAAGTTCGCTCCGATCTCTACGGTGCCGATCTTCAATGCGACACGCAAATTCTGGCAGCAGATGACTACGGGACTTGGTGCTCCGTGGTTCACTGTTCGTGCGTTCTTGTGGGATGTGCCGCTAGCACAGACGACGAAGAATGCTGGCCGCTCGCTTGGTCTCATGGATACGCTTGCTCGGCGGCTTGCTGAGGGCACGTCGCTGCAAGGGCCGGTGAATACGGTATTCGATTACGGCATTCCAGGTCTGAACATTCTTGATGCTGGCGCTGCGACATTTGCTGCGATCCCGTATCAGCTTGGTCTTCGTGCAGCACGAGCTGTCGGTGACAAGATTGCAACGGATTTGGCTACGAACAGTGGCCTGTTCAGCGCAATTGCACAGAGCGGACCACGTGGGGCTGAGTTTGTTCGTGGTGTTGGCACGTTCATGGCTACTGCGTTCGATCAGAGTGCGCTTGGCGTCATGTCTCGTAACATGAGTACGTCATTGTCGCACCTGAACGACGTGTCACGCATCCGAGACGACTACGCACAAGCTGCGACGAAGTATACCGGGCCTCTGAAGACGCTTTTCGAAATGTATAAGGCGATGGCCGAGAGTATACACATGTCCACTCGCACCGCGTTCTTCGCCAGCAACTACGGAAGGCTCAAGGCTAAGTACGGAGATGACATTCCTGCAAGTGAGATCAAAAAACTCGTGCAGGAGACACGCAATCTGACTGGTGACATGTCTCGCCAGTCGAATTCTCCGTTCATTCAGAAGCTGACGAGCGTAATTCCGTATTCGAATGCAACAATTCAGGGCACGAGGCACATTCTGAGCGCTGCACTGCCTGAAATTGCAGCACGAGGCATCAACGCTGCCGGCGGGAACGTGCTTTCAGACCGAAATACGCGGTTCTGGTCGCAGTTCACTGGCGGTGTGTTGCTTCCCGTGCTCGGATCGGCCGCAGTTTTGTCGAATTGGGAGGGCGCAGAGGATTATTGGTACAATCTCACGCCGAAATGGAAGCAGATGACGTTCATTCCGGTGCCGAATGTCGAGGCGCTGGAATACTTGTACCAAAATGGGCAGCTTCCTAAGTTCGATCCGAAATATCTCAACGAAATTCCGCTGTCGCCTGAGTTCGCGTTGGTACTTGAGCCGGTGAAGGCGGCACTGCGAGCGATGGGATTGTATGGCGGCGCTCCGACGCGGGTTCCGCAGCAATTCTCGCAGCAAGTCAAGGATGTGCTGGATCAGATTACAGATTTCAGCACTCCACCGATTTTGTCTGCGTTCTTCGCAATGAACGGTAAGCGGCTGGACCTGCATGGCATGCTGACAGGCAACGGTATTCAGGATGTGCGTAACATCCCGACCGGTGGTGCCAATGCAGACATGATGACGACGAACAGCGACATTTCGCAGACTGTGTACAACACAATTGGAGCGCTTGCTGGCACCGCTGTGCAACTGGTGATGCAGTCGTGGAATGTGTTCGACATTTCCAAGAAGGAGTCCGACAACTTCTGGAAGGCTGCGAGCGATGCACTCGATACGGCGAGCTTCGAAGTCAAGCGTCGGTTCCCACAGATCGACGTGCCCGGATTGTTCAAAGCACGTCAGCGGTATTACCAGTCCACGCCAGAGGCAGAGTATGTGTACCGAGTTGAGGAAGCGCTTGAGCCTGTCATCGGAAGCGGTAGGCAAGTATCTGTAGAGCGGGATAGCAGTGGTCGTGCTAAGCGTCAGGCTGAGCTTGGGCTGATCCCTGCACAGAAACTACAGGACCAGAACCTGCGTAGTATCGCTACGGTGATCTACAATAATCTGTCTCGTAAGGGGCCGTATAAAGAAGCAAAAGAAGCAGCATCAGAACTCCGAGCAGACATGGCTGCACTCGAAGCTGCGCGATATAAAGTCAAGGACGACGTGTACAACGCACGCCGGAACGACATGATCGCGCAGATACAACAGCACACACGTGTACAATCGCAAGTGCTACAGAAGCTTGAGAGGCAACTACAGCAGGCGATTGGGAGAAGGTTCCTGCAACAGTACGGGAAGCCGTTCTCCTTTGAGACGTTCGCGGAACTGGTTAGGAGGGACGTAGCACAATGACTGTTCGGGGACGCACAGAGTGGCAGAAGCTTGTTGACGCCAAACTCAGCGATCATGAGCGTCGGCTCAACGAACATGAGAAGACCTCAGCCGTGTTCCAAGCACTTCAAGAAGAGCAGCGGAAGTACCTGAACGACAGGTTCAACCGCGTGCAGGACAACATCACACAAACAAAAGCGGACTTGACGAAGGATGTCCATTCGATCAAGTCCGCAGTTAATCGTGTAGTGTTGATGATCATCTCAGCAGTTGTGCTGGCGATCGTCAACTTCATTATCAATGGTGGTCTCAAGGTCTGAGACAAGGAAGGCGTCGTACGCAGTCAGGACAGTAATGTTCCCACTCGCCTGTGTCGTCGCTCTTCCTCATGTACCAACCTTCGCGCTTGCACTCGTCCTTCAACTCGTCGAAAGACAGGTACTCTTCTGAGGTGTCACCGCAAGCGTCACACTCGTAAGCGTGCAGTTTGTGCGAACTGATGTTGGCCATCTGACGATCTCTCCACATCCACCTAAGCACGCCGGGTCGCTTAGAAACAGCGGTCCGGCGTGTTGTATTGCATGAAGACTACGAAGCAGTCTTCGCACCTTTCAGCTTCTTCTCGATGATGTCAGCGATGACAGCAACATCGCTGATTTCCGTGACCTGTGCCTCCGTCAACATCTCGCTGATTTGAGTGACGTTCTTGCTGCGAACATCAGCGACCGTGAGGATGAGCACTTGTCCTCCGATGATCGTGTTCTCGGTCTTGAGCTTGACCAAGAAGCCTCGGTTCGCCAAGTTGACGACAAGTGCTCCAACGTTAGCCGCGAACGGCGACGTAACTACCATTTCTTCCCTCCTTCCTTGACGCGGTTCTCTGGCTTGTGGTCAGCACGATTGCGGTTGTACTCTCGCTTCTCTTGAACCGCGCCCCACAAATCGTAATCATGCATGCGGCAGTAGTCAATAACAAGCGTGAGGATGCGGCTGGCGTAATACTCGTGTTCGGTTTGTGCGAAGTTTCTGCCGTTATACATGATATGCGTATTGTACAGGGCCACAATCTGTACACAGATGTCCATAAGTTGCTGGCCGACATTATCCAAGAGGATCGGATACGGTTTGTGGATTGTGAGAGCCCACCTCTCGTGACCAGCAAGGTCAAGTAGTCTGATGACCACATCTGCCATCTCAACCTCCGCCATCTTACGATGCGGAAGTTTGTCGTCCATGAGTCCCTTGCGCTCCCCTTCCATGGCCTCCGCAACCTCGGAGATTAGGAGCATGCACAACTCGCCCATGTTACGCGAGACAGGCGCACCCGTTGCAGGGTCATGCCACCACGTAGCGTTCTCCTTATGCACTTCTGCGGCCAAGCTGTTGATGTCCAGCGGCGCTTTGGTAGGATCATATGCCATGGTTGTGCTCCTTCACACATGTACACCCACTCACGATGCGCACTCCACCTCTACCGGCTTCAACGTGCTCCAACGGATGATGCCCTTGTCATCGGGATAACCCATCTTCGTCTCAGCGGGGATGATGAGTGGGCGGATTTTTCCGTCCATCCCAAGAATGTTGATAGGTGCCTCGGCGTACTTCTTCATGATCGACAAGCACAGCTTGACCTTGTGCCTGGGTGCCAGACAAATGAGCGCATCGTGGATGTTGAGCCACATGCGAGCATCAGCGGGCCACCTCGGATCACTTTCCGACTGATAAATAACTCGCACAACGTGGTCGCCAAGGGTTGACTGCGGCTTGAACGCGACTATACTTTCCAAAGCCTCCGGCGAGAGACGTTCCAGAACGATGAACCGCCTACCGAACGCATTATAAAGGGTCTTGGTACGACGCACTTCGTCTTCCAGAGCGGCCCACCACTTTTGAAGTTCAGGAGTGATCCGATGGTACGCCCTGTAAGCATTCGTAGCCTCCGTCAGAGAAAGGCCAGTCGTACTCGACAGACGATCCGGCTGCATCCGGTAGTTCAGCCCGTGTCGGCACCGCTTCGCGATGAACCGAAGCGTGACGTCTCGATCTCGTTTGCCTTCGGGGATCACATGTCCCTTGCTGGCATCGTAGCGGTCGAAGGTCGGAACCTCGTCATACGGGATACCGAACATTTCGGACGCCAGCGCACGGTGAGCATCGAAACCGCCATCCGTACGGGCCTTCTCAAACTGCTCCATCCATGATTCGATGACAGCAAACCAACCGACTAGGCGTGCTTCGGCCTGAGCCATGTCGAAGTAGCCTAGTCCATAGCCGGGGTCCGCGATGTACATCTCGTATGCGCGTTCCGGCTGGTTCTGTAGGTTCATGCCCGTCTGTTCGCCATCGGAGTTCCTCCACAGCATACCGCTCGACGAGAGGCGGCCTGGGGCGGACTGAACCCCTGTCTGGTTGTAGGTGCACCTCAGCCTCCCATCGTCGTCTATGGCGGTCGTGACATACGTGGAGTAGAACTTCTGCTCCTTCGTGTACTCGTCGAGTGCCCGCAACACCTTGCGCTTTTCTTCCGTTGTCGCAGGATGTGCGTACATACGTGCACGGTTCTCTGCGTCCGTCTGTGTGCCTCGACCGACGAGACGGAGCTTCGTGAACAGAAGCTCGCTCATCTGCTTCGGGGACTTTGGATTAGGCTCGTAGTCCTCGATGCCAGTGACTTCCTGCACGATCTTGTGGAAGTCTTCAAGAAGTTGGTGTACACGTGTACCGATTCTGTCCTTGAGTTCGTTTCGCACCTCCTGATCCACAAGCACGCCACCGACGACCATACGCAACAGGTGTGGCTGTGCTCTCATCACATGTCCAAAGAAGAATTCATCGAGCTTCTGTTGCTTGAGCTCGCTGACTACAGCAGTCGCAACTGCATGCGTATTGCAGCAGTCTTGTCCGTTGTATCGCCAGAAGCTATCGATGTCACCACCTTCTCGCCACTCATCTTTCTCGTCCTTGTAGAACGGACGAGTTGTGTACTGCGTAGTGAGGTATCCAAGACTGTGCGGCAGCTGAGGATACAGCACATGGTGGGCAAGCATCGTGTCACACCAAATTGGTGGGACATAAATCTTGTCCTTGTACCACAACCAAGACGAGTCGAACATGTTGTTCTGCGCAACCATACGATCATGGATGCGTCTGACCATTTGTTGAAAGCGCAGTCTCAGCTTGATCTCTTGCTCAAGCGTGTATCGGTTCTCAGATAGCGTACGGAAGTTGATGCACATCGCTTCGATGTCGTTGTCAGCGAGACCGATGCACGCAGTCTCGTTGGCAATGACTTCGATATCGTACGCAACGTGACTGGACGAGTCTTCCATACGCTTCATCCAATCCATCGCGTCGTCAAACGACGGATTGATGTGCGTGCTCAAAGGCTTCTGTGACCAATTGCCGTCGAGCACCTTCTTGAGCTTAGCAAGATCAAACGTGAACGTGAGTTCGAGCTTCGGCTCACGCAGGATCATCGCAGGATTATACGTGCAAACAGTCGTAACACGAGTACCAATTCCTTTATTGCGTTCGGAAGGCAGCAGTACACTACCCCGCCAGTTAGTAATTCCTGTGTGTCCTGTGATCGCTTCCAACGACATGTTTCCGAGGACAAGCACGTACTTGAGGTTGGGGAGTTGTGAAAGTTCCCATTGGAGCAACGACTTCCAAACCTCGAATTCGTGTTTGTTGATCGGCATTCGCTTGTCATTGCCGAAGCTCACTTGTCGTTTGGCTACGTTGGTGACGTAGACGTTGCGTCTGTCTATGCCGTACTTCCGCAACACTTCCCACAGTTTAGCACCGCTACCTCCAACAAGAGGACGGCCTGTCTCTACCTCACGATCGCCGGGAGCCTCAGCAACGACTGCAAGCTCCGCATGAAAGGCTCCATCTGAAGCACACTGCACCTCTAACCCTGCGGTACGTGCTTGCTTGATGAATGCTTCTTTCAATTCTGCGGTTGAGTTGATCATTTCTTCTGTGCCCTCCGGGATTGGTTGCGCTCATTAATCTCGCGCATGTGTCCGAAGTATGCATCGTCAAGTGACTGCATCGCTGGCCCCCTATCGAGGCCAGCAACACGTAGTGCGTCATACAGTCTCATGTATGCCGCAGCGACTTCGTCATTTTCCACCTTGAACGGCGTTTGCGAGTTCTTGGACATAGTCGAGCTGAGACTCCTGCGTCATGCGACTGGTGATCACACGCATACGATAGCCGAAGAATTCAACCTTCTCCGCATCGTACGCACCATTGTCATAGCCTGCCTTGCGCATGCCCTTTCGTGCAGCACAGCGTCGCCAGATGGCCTTGAACGCATTGCCCTCCGCAAAGTCCATACCAAGGGCTTCGATGATATCAATGCACTCAGCCGTGTACGGCTCGCCGCCACTGACTGGCTGTGCAATGTACACTTTGTAGTAGCTGACACTACCGCCGGTATATTCTTCGCTCATTGCTTCACCCTGAAAACACTGGTTTGGATGGACTTCTGATCAGCGATCACGAATGCTCTCTTGCGTGCACGTGTGACTGCTGTGTAGAAGTTCTGGCGAGATTGCACAAACAGTGCTGACTTGTTGAGGACGTAGCAAATCTGTTGGAATTCACTCCCCTGACACTTGTGAGTTGTGAGTGCAAACGCGAGATCGATATCGCGCATAGGAGACACATCAATCACGGTATCCTTCTGCGCCCAATACTCTTGGTACACAAGAGGCACTTCGACAATGCGGTCTCCGAAGTCGATATCCATCCCGCCATCAGGATAGATGTGCGTGATGATGCCTGTCTCTCCGTTGAGCATCTGCTTCGTAGGAGGACATGGGATATACGACGACACAATCGGCACCATGTCCTGTGTCCATTCCTCGAACCGCTCGAAGTATGGACGCATATCATACGTGTTCGATGTGCAAACGACCTTGTCACCAACGCCAACAGTCAGTTCATCCTTGTCCCACTTGTGTCGCTCAAGCGGAATGGAGTGTGTAGGATTTGGGTTGAGGATCGTACGCAGCATGGCATTGAGCCGCTGTGTTCCGATCCAAGACTTCCTTGTCGGCGTGATGATTTGGTTCTCGATCTTGCCGTAGTCGATGCCACGGTCAAGCATCTCACGCACGTGCATACGCAGCACGTCAAGAGGACGATCCGAGATACGAATGTAAAAGTCTCCTTGATCCTCGTTGATAGGAGGCGTGTGACCCTTGCGGATTTTGTCTGCGGCTGCAAGCACACAGCTACCTTCGCCCTGCCTGTACACACGTTGAAGGATCACGCTGTCTGGACGCTCAATCAACTTCTGAAACGGAGTCTTCTCAGTCTTGCCGCTGCGATCAGTGACACGATACTCTTCTATCGGAGGAAGCTGGTGAATGTCACCAAAAGCACGAATGCAACCGCCGCTAGGAAGAGCAGCAAGGAGGTTGTTGTGTAGCTCATGATTCACCATCGCATACTCGTCAACGATGATCACGCGCTGCGTAAGAGGATTGGTCCGATCACGCTTCGGCTTCGTTACGTCGAGCGGCTTACCAGTCTTTTCATCGCGCTCACCGGGACGATTGTATTCGAGCAACTTGTGGATCGTGATTGCATCGATGCCAGTCGCTTCCTTGATACGCCTAGCAGCCTTGCCAGTCGGAGCAGCGAGTGCCACAGACACATGTCGTGCCGCAAAGAATTCGTGGATGAGCCGGATGATGGTTGTCTTACCGGAACCTGCTGCACCACTTACTGACACGAGACGCTTCTGCAAATCACAGCACATCTCGACTGCCTTCTGCTGGTCTGCATCAAGTTCGATATCTGTGTTGATCCGAATATCCATTTTGCTCTCCGGTCTAAAACGCAAGAAACCCCTAGCAGCCGTCGGAAAGAAGCTGCTAGGGGTTCTATGCGAGGGAAGTACATCAAGCCTGTGAGGTCACTTGCTGCGCTTCGCCTCGTATTCTTTGTGCTGTCGGAGGATGTCGAGTGCGACGTTGTATGCACACCAAGACATAAACGCAGAACGAGACATGCCTAGGAGTGACGCCGCCTCGTCAACCGCTTCCAGCACATGAGGCTGTAGGCGAATAGAACGAGTAGGCTGTTGGTCACGTGGCGAGGACGATCCACGAGGGACAACGCTCGGCATGGGACGAACGATTGTGACCGTCTCTCTCACGTGTGCGTTGAATTCGGGATCGTATGCCACGTGATCCTCCTTGCCTTACTTGACGAGGAAACGCTGATACTTGAGATCGCGGTCCGCATCGACGGCAGCAAGAACCTCCTCGGCGGAACGAGTGACGAGCGCAATGTTGAGCGTCTGGTCCTCGTTCACAGTGTACGCGATGTACGCCGGACGCGGGGCGCGCTGCTTCTCCAGACGCTCCTCATACGCGGCGAGCTCCTCAGGCGTCATATTCGAAGTGTCCTTCCGGGTCTTACGGGCAGCCATGTCTATCTCCTATGGTTGGCTGGTTTCAGAGAGCAAGTGAAAAGTAGCACAGGGGTCACACTTTGGCAACCCCTATGCTGTGGAAAAGTCGAATTACTTGGGCTCGACCTTCTTGAAGCGCTCCCGCTCGATGCCCTCAAACTCGTCGGGCTCGATGGTGATGATCGCGCTCTTGCCGATCCAGTCATTGACATCGAGACGAGACGACATGGCGGCACCAATGGCCTCACAGAACTTCTTCATACGGAAGCGAGCAGCCTTCGTGTCTTCGGCGCTCACGTACGCATGTACGTCCTTGCCATCCGGGAACGACTCAGCATCCTCGTAGTCAGCCGGGAAGTCCTCCGGCATGATACGGAACGTGACATCGACACGCTTCTTGCCGGACGACTGCGACGTGCCGACTTCCGCAGCGACGATTTTCGCAGGATAGTCGCCAGCCGGAAGAGCAACCGGAGCCTCAGCGTCAGCAATGTCGGTCGTATAGTCGAGGATGCTACCAAGTTCACTCATGATTATCTCCTGCATGCATATGGAGTGAGGTGGCTACTTTACACATGTACAAGGTACTACACAAGCCACTAAATGTAGTACCCTGCAACGAGATGCCCCCCATAACTAGGTCGGCATATCGATCTTGTTGAAGTCTGCTGCACGCCAACGTTCAAACCACGTGTCGATGCGCATAGACTTGTTCTTTTCGTCATCCCAATTGTCGGGATCGAACTTCCAGACGAACTCCGTCTTGTCCGTGACCTTGAACATGCGAGACTTGGCAGGATCACGCATGCGGGACTTGCGACAGATGATGACCTTCTCGTTCTTGGACGTCTCAAACATCGGCCACACTTCATTGATGCGCAGCGATGCCTGAGATGGAAGCTGTCCACCGAGAGACATGGTGTACCCAAGAAGAGCACCGTCATCATTCGTCTGCGGCGGTCCTTCATGGGCGATGAAGCACACGTGTTTATTCGCTTTCGCTGTGATCTGCAACACGTTGCGGATCAGATTGATTGCGAGGTTGTTACGTGCCATGTACGCACCGGGAGACGGGCGTTCAATGGTTGCACCCTTCGTCACTTCGATACCACGAGCAAGCGTACGCTCGGTTACCGACGTAAGGCTGTCGAAGATGTACGTGTCGAAGTGATCGAGTGTCTTCTCAATGCCGAACGGATCACGATCCTTGAGCCGAGAAAAGAACGCATCATCCTTACCAGCTAGATCGAAGACGCGCACCTCACCACTAGTGATGAGTTTCTTCGGCACAGACGCGGGACCATCAGGATCGAAGTTAATCAGCGCTTTCCTGCCTGGCATCGTGCATGCCAGCGTCGTCTTACCAAGTCCTGCTGGTGCCCAAATCAGGCATGACAAGCGCTCAACTGGTGTGTCTGCCGCTGCGACACCACCAATCATGATATCAGCGTTACTCATCTGTAAACTCCCCTGCGGTGTGGAGAGGACTCCACTCTTGTACATCCATCTCTTCGAACATCTGCTTACGTTCTTCTGGATCGGCTGCACAAAGAGGAATGAAGGAACACGGACGGAAGTATCTGTTACATGAGTGAGTGTACATAGGTGCATCGGTTGGCTGATGCACGTACTGCTCATGCAACATTGCTGTATGCAGTAGCCAAGAGAACCATTCTTGCAGCTGCCACAGCTTGCGCTTGACGACAACGCGAGACAAGCCGTTGATCGTGTACGCTTTCGGCAGAGGCAAGCACGTGCCAAGCATCAGCGCTTGTGTGATTTGCTTGCCGAGCATCGCAGACAACGCAATCATGTAGCCAGTCGGCTGGTGATTGGTCTCCCACGACATTTCCCAAGCATCGCCAAGTCGGGACGCCGTCTTGTTTTCGTGTACGCGAAGTTCCTGTTTGTCTCGATCGACGTAGTGGATGCCGTCTGCCTTACCGATGAAACGGATGAGTGCGGTGTTGTAATTGCACTTACCACGTTCGTACGTGATGTGGATGACTACATCGACAGGGATTTCTACGCCTAAGAAGTCCTCACCATCCCAATATGGGAGCTGTGACTTCCAGTCGTACTTATCCATGTACGCGATACACATCTCTTCTATGTTGGTGATTGTCCGTCGTTTGTCTCCGGGATCATCGTAAAATCCACAGTTATATAGAGCCGTGAGCGAGAATTGTTGGCATCGAGTTCGATAATCTTCTCGTTCATCAACCTCTGCAAGCATTTCGCGAAAGCGTCTTTCGCCAAAGATACGTGTTCCGTTCGAAACAAACGCAGCCTCGATACGTTCTTGTGGTGCGTCGTAGAATACCGATCCGTATTCGCGATACGAATAGAGTCTATGCGCAGCGAAGACTTCATGTGCCGCACCTCCCGCCTCCAGCGCCATGGAGCGGCCCATGCCACCCATAAACTTGTGATGTGTGTAGCGCACGATGCCCCACAGTGGACACGTGTTGATGGCTACGAGCTTCGTGTTGTCGAACGTGGGAAGTTGGTCAATTGGTGGGCCGAACCAGTCACGAAACTTATGTGACGAGTACTGGTGTGAAGGGACCACCTCTACCTTGGTGATCCTCATCATTCTTCCTTGTCAAGCGCGTTCGTATTCGGCCCAAGCAACTCAGCTTCGGCAGGGTTTTGCATTCCTTCGATGGTGTCTTTCATGCGACCGGCAACAGCGACGACGCCTTGCATGCTGTTCACCAACTCGTCGAAGTATGTTGCTAGCTCACGCAAGTCACGCTGCTGCTGAATGATCTTCTCATTCATTGCTTCCATGCAGTAGACAGCGCCGCGCTCGAAGCCCATAGCCTTGACGCGCTCACGGATTTCACGAGTTTTCATGTCACTACCTATTCAAGCGTGAAGACTATCACAAGAATTCCATGCCAGCCTGAAGACGAAGACCACGAAGCTCCGCAATCTGATGCTCAAGTTTCTCAAGTGCTTTGTCAGATGCGTTGAGCGTCTTGATAATCTGTTCGCACTTCTTTTCGATCTTGGCACGGACCTTGTCTTGAGCGAGCTTATCCTTCTCAGCCTTTGTCTGCTTGTAGATCAGGTACATGTTCATCCGACGAGTGCGGATAGCTGAGACGAGTGCGTCAAGTTCCTCGTCCGTCATCGCCTCGATGTCTTTCATCGTGATGAACTCAGGCACAGTCGGCTTTCGCTGACCTTCGAGCCTGACCACGTTGTCGGTCATCCATAAGCTCCTGTACACGTGTACGGATGTTGTGTTTGGGAAGCACATGTGTGCAGCAGGAAGGAATAAGAATGATCGCACACACGGAAAGTCAGATACGTGATCACATCGGTGTATCGTGTGCAAGGGCACACGATCTATACATATGTGCAGAGCACATAAGAATATATGTATATATCTCCTTGTCCTCTTACTACTCGTAAGAGTATAACAACAAAACACATTGCTGTCAAGTCACATCTTCGTGTGTCTGTACTCGTGTACATAAGTCATGCCAAGGTGCTGCTTACAGAGGCGCACACCGACCTGCACACGTGTACAGGTCGGCGCGCTTGTGGTGTCACCTAGGCTGATTAGTACGGAATCTCATCATCAATGATCGGCGTCTGCTCTTCGTCGATAGCCTTGGCCTTGTCTTCGTACGTGATCGCGGGCAGAACAGACGCAGTCTCCAACGACGTCATAATCTTCTGTCGATGACGTTCGAGCAAACCATTGGCTACGAGCTTGAGTTCATGAATTGCACGCTCATCCAACTGAATCATCGTCGACGCACTGGTCTCGTCATCATCGACGGTGATGTAGCCAGACGGAAGGCTGTGAAAACTATACTGCGACATAGCCACTGCTCTAAGAAACGTTGCCATGTTAGTTCCTCCATTGTACTCGTGTTACGCAGCAAGCTGGAACAGCGTGTCCCGATCCTGCATGATGCGACGAACCTGCTGCTCTCGGCTGAACAAGGTTGCTGCGGTGTGATCGTTGCCAGTATTGCGTACGCCAAACTGTCCTTCGGCATGCGAAGAGTAGTATGTCATCGCAGAGAACACGGCCCACAACGTGCGACCACGTGAAGCAGCTTCGATGAGATACTGCCGATGCAGTCGCGCACCAAGTCGCTCACCGAAGCGATCTTCGAACCACTTCTGCACGTGATCGTCGTCGAGAACCTTGCGCCGTCCGAGTTCTTCGAACAGCTCACGGTTCTTCCAGAACACTTGTACGCTGCTTTCGACAGCCTGAGAGAACTTCGAGAGTTCGAGCCCCTTCGTGTGCTTGGCATACGTACTTATGTAATCACCGATCACAATACCGTTCGTGCAGAAGAAGTCGATGGCACCCGCGAGCAGCTTGATCGCACCCGTACCAAAGCCGTTCTGAATGACGATGCGAAATGCGATCTTCTCACGCTCCGGCGATGCGAATGCGATGTTCGGGAACACGTATTCACGGAAGCACATGGCACCGAAGTACGACACCTTGTCACGAACGAGCATCGTCTTGAAGTCATCCGCATCGAGCGTCTTGAGCATCGCACCGTGGATCGTCTCAAACAGCTCGTCGTTCTGCACGACCTTGTACGTATCACGCACAACGTTGAGCGTGACAGGTGCGCCTTCCCAAACACGTACAAGCGCCTTGTACTTCGTGTTACTATATTCCGTCCCGTCGCGGCCTTTGTAGTACAGTGGACGCTCATACGCGGTGAACGCGAGCGGGGAATGCTGTGCGAGGTGAGCGAAATCGTCGTCCCCTTGCACATGTGTGAAGCCGCGAAGTGCAGCGTTGCCAGCGGGAACAGGGTTAGATGGCGGCATTGTAATCAGCGTCATCTTAGTTCTCCGTCTCTTCCTCGACGTAGAAGGTTTCTGAGAGTTTCGAGTTCAGCAACGGTGTAACTCATGATGAGTTCCCTCGTCGCTGTGACTACGCTTTTGTCGTTGGGAACGACGCGACTTGCGTAATCAGCATGATCGTCGCTGATCGTCAAGCACACTCGGTTGTTGTTCAGAAGTTCGATGGTGAACGTGAAGTCAGCATCGAGGATTTCTTGTGCACGTTGGAGCAGTGCTTCATCGTACGAAGGATCGATCGTCCACGATGTTTCCTTAGCTCCGTGCGGTCGAATGTATTGCACGAAAGGAATTGCGCGGATGACCTTTCGATTGTTGAGTCCTTCAAAGGACTTGGGCTTGTTCATAGCTCCACTACCTGCCAAGATTGAGAGGGATCACGACGAAGCGTGCAGCTTTCGATGAGCGCATCCACTTCGGTTGCGTCCATCTTGTAATCACGCATGAGCCGAACCTTGAGCGTCGCCACATCAAAGTACGATGCACCGTTCTTGATATCGACGTTCAGCGTGTAGTGGTCGGACTCCACGAGTGCACACGTGTTCGCAACGCGGCTCTTGGATACGTCATCCACGACCTTCTTGAGCTTCGACAGCTGCACATCAGTGAGTTGCTTGTTGAGTTCCTTCTTCGCGTTATCACGGCGCTTCTTGAAGTATGACTCTCCAAGCGTCGCGACATAGTATTCATGCAGGTACGGCACGATCGGATCCTGCGATTGCGGGCACGCATGACCGTTCGTGTTACCGACCTTGTCGAGCGACGCAAACAACGCTTGTTTCACCGTCTTTGTGGACATACTTATATCCTTTCCCGTCTTTCTCGCATTGATCGATCATCTCCACACGCGCGGTGGCTCTCTCGCGCCTGTCGAGGTCTGCAACACTGTACTCGTGTGAAGATTTGTTGTTCATCCATGCGACGAGGATGAACACAGCATAGATAAGAACCGTGATGACTATCTCAGGGTCCGGCACGTAATCGGGGTCTCTCACGATTACCTCCTAAGTATATCATAGCGTGACACCTTGGTCAAGTTGTGTAAGCGATACGCCGTACACGTGTACACAAGTTAATTGCGTGTTGCGGTGGCGTCGTGCTGCTGCTCTTCCCACAGAAGCTGCCTGAATATGTTGTACGAAAGGATTGCAGCTTCATTCATTGTGTGCATGTTATGCAGTACGGTAGCAGGGAAGCGTGTGAGTACCACACCGTCCTCATCCTCGTCACCGATTTCCGCATTGCGCATACTCGCAACGAGCAGGATCACATGTGTGACGTCAGGATCGTCCTCGTGACGCTTGAGCTGTTCACGAAGGAAGTCAAAGAACTCGGCCTTCGTTTCCACCTTGACATGGTCCATTGTTATCCCTTTCTTCTCCGCTCTTCACGGATCACCTTGCCAACACCACTGTACGAGATGTTGACATCAAATTCCTCGTTGATGCGAGCAGCGATGGCACGATACGTCATGCCCATTTTATGGTAACGACGCATTTGTCGGACCATCTCTCGCGTGTATCCCCATCTGTCTCGTACGTACTTGTCGTCCTCATTTTGTCCTTGCGTACCGAGTTCGAGGTGAGTTGGGTTACAGCACAGAGGATTGTCACATTTGTGACGTACCTTCTGTCCCTCTGGAATTTCTCCGTTGAATATCTCCCAAACAACTCGGTACGCAAGTTTACGCTCGCCATCAATCGTGATGTAGCCACGCCCATCACGACCGCCTTTGTGTCCTGTCCACTCCCAGCAGACTTCTGGATCGTTGCCGTGGGTGTCGATAAATCGGAACACATCGGCTGGCTGGTTTTTTCTTCCCATTACATATCCTTTGCTCTCGGATTAGGGGAGCAGCGTTGCCAGCGGGATCAGTTGCGAGGAAGACGTGTCTGGTTCCACACAACAACGACGCCGATGATGGCGATAGCAGCAACGGCAATGATGCTCAAAGATGTGACTATGTAATCGTACGCCGTCCACTGAAGATCGGTGACGCGCTTATTGCAGAGGTCGTACACACGTGTGTAGCCCCAAAACTTCTCTTCGATCACACAGCCAAGAACAGGAATCCCTTTCATGACTTCTACTCCGATGATACTCTTAATCATCGATCCACGTCACGAACATGACGGTGTTGGACTGACGAGGACGAAACTCGTACGAGACTCTGTGGTCGTAGGTTACGCCTTTCACACCAGTCAAGCCCACGGCTGCCTTTGCTCGGCGCATAAGCTCACGCTGGTACACACGGTTAGCTTTGGCGTAGCCAGACGAGCCGTCATATCCGTAATGATCCAGTTCCGGCATGACGATAATAGCCTGCCGAAGCCATGAGTAATTTGCTTCACCACCAAACGTGTCTGTGTATTCAACCAGATATTTCGCCATGGTATCACTCTCCAAGTTACAGTCACTCGCTTAACAGGTCAGCTATTCGAGCCTCGCATGCGACGTCTAGATATCTTTCTCCACCGTGTTTGGTCTTGATGTAAGCCGAGCCAGCATTACCGTATTGAGCGACAAAGACCCGATACCACCGACCATCGTCGAGCTTGATCATGAGGCTAGTCGGTATGCGCCAACCATATCTTGAGCGGTAGGGTTTAGCTGTCACATACCTACGCTCGGCTCCAATAATTGCGGTCTCGTCGAGGTAAATCATGGTGTGATCTCCATCAGTGCCTTGTACACATGTTATGGATCATAGCCCCGAGCCATGCGTGAACATGAGTTCATGATTGTACCACTGAAAAAGTCATTCCATATGTGATGTGGATATGCCTCGTAAAAATACGCCAGCTCGTAGTGTGTGAACCGGCTTGTCTCACCGTACTTGTCCAGTGTCGTACCGTTCGAGATGTTGGCTCGAAGGTTCAGTTTGGTGTGGTGCTCGATGGCTTTTTCGAACAGCCCCACGCCAAACTGCTTGTCGGCTCTTTCCTTATCTGCAAGCACGTCTTCGGGTGCTGCATCCATGGCTTCGGCCAGTGTTACAATTTTCTTGGTGGTTCCTTTGGTGCCGGTCATGGTCGTGCCGCTCGCCATGATCAATCCTCCTGCAATTCGTAGTAGCGCGACGTTGCACCATAGTTTTTCAGGTGCTGTTCTAGCGTAGTCATGTACCGCCAACCCTTACCGCACCACTCCGGCGGTGTTTCGGCAAGAGCGGCTTTCACATCTTCTGCGGTGCGAAGGCTCTCAGGCGAACGCGACAAGCGCCAACCCGTGCCACTTTCGTGCGACGGCGGTCCATAGTTACCGCTCAGGCTGGGACCGAGCGTCGAAAAACTGAATGATATGACGCGAGAGCCATCGTCATTCGTGATGAGTCCGTATTCGCGGTTCTCGGCAAGGAAAACTCGGAATCCCAATGCCTTGATGCGCTTTGCAAAGGCTACGGCTTGGGATTGGTGGATGTTGTTCATCGTTCGTTTCCTTTACTCTAGTATCTCGTCTATGGCCTGCATTGCGCCGTCGAGCCTTGCACGCTGAGTAACGCACACGCCGTCCTTAACCACGTCCCAAACTTCTGGATGGCGATGGTAAATCAGATACCCTCGGTATTTTCTTGGGGCGCGGTCGGTGCTGTAAAACTCTGGTCCGTATTCGGGGCGACCAGGCTTGTGCCAAGGGTTGCGGTAGGTTGTCGTGTTGGTCATCGTCGGGTCTCTTTATTGTCGCTGCACTTAGCTCTTCGCTCAGTCGGGGATGGTCGGCTCGGTGTTGTAAGCATTTCGCAACGGCATGACCAAACCAAGTGCGTCGGCGTAGTCAGAGAATGTAACGACGGACGGTCCACCCAGCCCATTGTACGTGTGTACAAGCTCGCCAAGATCAGCAAGTTTGGCTGCTTTGCGCAAACGCACGAAGTAATCAGGATTGAATGCAGCGGGCTCGTTGGTTGGAGAGTGCGGCACCACTACACGCCAGTTGGGGAACGGTGTGCCAATCGGTTGGAACGGTATACGTGTTCTGTCAGGCGTCGTGATTTGTAGCCAACCATCCGTCATGACATTAAGCTCTGCCTCATCAGAACCGCGTGTTGGTGCCTTGAGTACCGTGATCTTATCAGATGGGATGGTCCAAGAACCGATCAGGTCATTGACGGCGGTGCGTCGGATGGCAATGAGCGCACTACCATCTGTTGCGACGTAGGTGGTGTGGTGACGGTCTGTCGTGACGTTCACGCCTTGCAAGTGCGGACGTGCCATCTTAGCTTTTGCGCTCTCCGCAAAAAGCACAGCAGCAGCGAGTGTACGCATGTGCAGCGTGGCGTTGTTAGTCATCGTCGTGTCTCCAATTATGCGATGACGATCATCCAGATTACGATGGAGGAGAGGAAAGCTGCGAGCGCGACAAGCTCGCTCAGGTATTCAGCAGGACGCATGGTTGTTACCTCGGAAGAGTGCTCACACCGCGCTTCGCGGTCATCTGAGTTGCGTCGTATGTCGAACCAGCAGCGTATCGTTCTATTGCGTGTTGCGGGCTCCTCCCAAACTCCACGCCGATCACACGGTCGTTGACGATGATCCGATAGGCTTCCATGTTCTGTTGGGCCTTGCGCTCTTCGTCGTTCATCATGTGTCAGCCTCCTTCACGACAAACTCGTCGTCACACGTGTACGCATCGTCACGAGTAACACGAGTAACTTTGCCGTTAGGCTCGATGTTGAGATAGGTGCCTTGCCACTGCGAGTAGTCTTTGGCACGCGATTTGAGAGCGATCCACACATGTACGCAACCTCCATGCAAAACAACTGCATGGAGGCGCGTTCCTAGTGGGATGCCGATGATGTCAGTTTTGCAACTCACTCTGGGCGATCCGAATGTGTTCGTGCATAGCTTCCGAGAAAATCGCCTTGCTGAGCTGGGCGAGCTCGTCGCATCGCATAAGCATGACGTCATTCGACAAAGATACGCCGAGAGCACGAGAAGTCGCGAGCAAGGACTTTTCGTCACCAGTTTCTGGTGCCTGCTTGCGTACGGTATTCACGGCGACAGTCAAATGACTTGTCACGAACATCTGGATGCCCACCGCGAACGTGGCCGAAGCAACTATAGCATGAGCATTGTTCCGGCCTGAGTCCGAAGCCATCTTGCTCATGTACTTAGCAATGAGCATGCGGAGGTCACACAGAAAATCCGTGATGTCGATGTCAGAATCGACTTGGTGAACGATACGCGTCAGTTCCTTGTGATGATGCGCCAGCAGGCCAGGCCAAAGAGCCTCGATATCAGAAAGGAACTTGGCAGCACGGGCGCTGTTCTCAGCTTCTTCAAGACTAAACATCTTTCTCATCTCCAGCAGGTGTACACGTGTTACGCAAGACGGATGTAGTACCAACCAGTACTACCACGAGCCAGCATCCGATCACGCAACAACGTGTCGATATCCCGAGCCCAACGCCCCTTGTTCTTGTTGATGCGCTCTTCCATGGCGTCGATTGCGGGATGCACAGGATCCTTCTGCTTGTTGTACACGCTGCGAGCATGCATGACACACGAGTGCGCAGTGCCGTGAAACTTCATTGCCTCGATCCCCGAAATTAGATGAGCTTGTCGAACCACTTGACTTCGCCAGTCTCTGCGAGATGGCGCAGTGTTCGAGCAGCCTCTTTGGGCGTAATCTCCGACCAAAACTTGCCCGCATCCAAAGCGCTCGGCGTGAACAGCTTGCCAGCCGTTTCCCAATCAA